TCCGCGGTGGGGGGCCGGAGGCCCGGAGCCCTCATCTTCATCATCGGCGGAGTCCTGCCCTACCTCTACATCGCCTTCCTGGGACTGAGGAACTGGCGTCGAGGGCGGACGGTGGACACCTTCGCCGAGGATGCCCTCTACGAGGAGATCCAGGGTGGGCGCAAGGCCTGGCGCGGTGAGCGCGCGGAGCTGAACGACTGATGGACTCACCCGACCTGAGCGTGTGGCTCATCGCCGTCTACGCGCTCATCATGCTGGCTGCTGCGTGGGCCGTGGACGGCCTCCGCCCCCCGCGCCGCTTACTCTGTTGTGTTATTCGGATTCTCCTTCTTTCTTTTCTTTTAGTTCGTCTAAGTCAATGTCAAAGTGTCTCGCCGTCTTATCGACAAGAATGCGCTGCGCTATCTTCGCCCACTTAGCATCGTTGCACGAGCTTTCATTTTCCAACATCGACCAAAATTGCCAAAAACACACTGCTCCAGCTACAACGTTTGTCAACTTCACGGGCAATCCCTCGAAGATATAGGTTTCCATCAGATATGCAAGGACGGTCACGGAGTACACCTTTATAAGCGTTACAAACACTCTACCTGCATACCTAGATTTGAACTTTCCATCATTAGCTTCGGGGTGCTTCTTCTTGACTCGTCGTGATAACGACCAAGCCGTATAGCAGTCAAACAGTATGGCGATTGTGCAAATCACGATGAAAGGCAATGTCGGCTGCAGAAGCGCAACCAAAGCCCCAAACATGCTCACACAATACCTGCCACAATGCGTGACGAAAGTCTTCAATACTTCATTCATCTCTGGTCAAATTATACGGGACACATTGCGGACGCAACACCCATCAAAGATGTAGGCCACTCGTCTACTGTCGGGAATGTCACAATACCCACACGCAAAAGTTTCAAGTCTGTTTCTCTGTCCACCGTTTTCACAAAGCGCATATCGACATTCCCGGCACCATCACGCATACCTCCAATAACAACCATGCCGATTTGCGCGCGCGCAGTGTCGTCAAAGATTTGATTCATGGCGTTTGTGCAGGAGCGCCAACCGTTGGGAAGCTGGAGTATTCTAGCACTGAATCTTTTATCTTCAGGGTATTCGGATTGTGCCGATTTAGAAAGTTTTACTACTCCAAAGCTATCGAATTGACCTCCTCCAAATTCCAACGAAATTCTGTCATCCACTCTACGCAGTCTGATTTTTCCGAAATACTTTTGAGGGTTTTCAATCTCTCTCCAGCCAGTATCACCTCTCACCACGTGCCAAACTCCACCGCGTTTTTCCCACTCCCATGCGCCGGTGCCTGCACCATCCGTGGAGAGATAGCGCGTGCATTCCGCTTCATCTCCCACAATCGCGCCCTCCGTTGTTTCGGGTTTGTCGGGTCGTCCCTTGCCCTTCAACCACTTCACAGCCACTTCCGCTTCGGGTATCAACTCGGGCAAAATCATATTGTGTGCAGTGTCGAAAAGTTCCGACTTTCTCACCACGTTCTCAATGTCCGCGGTTCTCACCACATCACTCGGCAACGGCTGCGCTTCGCAATGTTCATTCTTGCAACTATCGGGCAAAAGGTCTGCCTTCACTTTGCCGTCCTCTCCCAAAATGTTTGCCTTCCCTTCTAACGCTGTCACGCGCTTTTCTAAGGGCTGCAAATCAACGCTTCCACCCTCCGCGCTTCCGCCTGCGCCTTCGGGTAGCAAGTCATGTCTAATCTTCCCATCAGAGCCCAAAAGACTACTGCCATCTGCTGCTGTAACATTGGGAACTGGAAGCAAAGATGTTTTAATCTTATCACCATCCATCACTTCTGAGTGAGCCAACAATCCCTTCGTCGCATTTCGCAGCTCTTCCTTGGTCGCCAATGGAGTTAAGTCGTCCTTCTTTGCTACGCTAGGAGGCATTAGTTCATCACGCAAAAAACCATCCTTCAACACTAGGTCACCCAAACTCACCTTGGGTTCCGCCCCTGGACTGTAGTATCTCACCACCTCTTGTCCCGTAGATGGGTCACTCACAATGACCTCGATACGACCATCGGGCAACGTCTTACCTCTTTCTTCGTACATCTCTATATAAATTTTGAATTAAAAAACACTGGGCTTGCGTCTGCGCTTTCTCATACGACCACCCAAATTATCTCTTATGCCTGCTAAGACTTCCACCTTACGCACTTCCCATCTCTCTCTTGCACTCGGGTTGGTGATAGCCATCCAATCAGACAAGACACAAGCAACTGCGTATTCGTGTATCAAACGCTCCAAATACAAAAGAGTTGTTTCAGAAAACTCAATAGGTACTGACAACTCCAAAACATATTCGTCTGTTTCTACTAGGTCATCACGCTGCACTGCGCCTTCTTCCAATCTACGCTTAGTATAAGGGAATAAAGCATCAGTAACTTCCGCAAACGCTAAGTCAAGTACCCTACGAACACGGTCTCTGTTACCATCTTGCCCCACATCAATAACTGGATGCCTTGCGTGTTCATGATCTAACGGCAACTGCATCACATCACCCTCAACGTAAGCAAGATTCTCTATGCTATACAGTAGGTTCTTAAAAGAGAACCTCAACTGCTGAACGCTTGTCGCATTTTCTGTGCGATACCTATCGGCACAACCTCCACAACACGAACTAACCTCGCTGGGGACGCACACGCTTTGCGAGGGCTGCTTGCAATAACACAAGTTCTCCATTTGCCATTTCTCCATATTCTTTCGCATCTGTCTTGTTCGTTACCAAAAACCACTCGAAAAGCGAAGAGTAGACTAAGTAACGATGAATGCAATCCGCAATAGTACTACGTGCACTTTCATTAAAGTTTGAAGGCATAGACAAACTAAATGTCTGCGTAGATTTAATATCTAATAGTCCATTATCTGCCGTAGTTCCTCCATCCACCAAATATTCTGAAAGTGCCAACTTCAGCTTTGACCACGCAGAAGACACACTACGTTGGATATGACCCACATCGTCTTCATCCTCGTCAGCTTGCATCGCTGCAATCAAATCTGGACGACCTTCATACACTCGGCTTTTTCCGGTAAGGTAACTGTCGTTATAGATTTCAAACACCACATCGGGCATCGAAATCGTAATAGTAATGTCCTTTTTCGCCATTGCTTTTTTTATTTTTGTTTGAACCATTCTCTACGAGGACGCGTCTTGCTATACACCTGCTCACGCAAAGACTTCAGTTCTAAGTCTGCTTGTGATTTATATAATGCTGCATCTTCCCTAGACAATAACATCAACCAACGCGCCAGCACGTCATAGACGAAATAGGCATTTGCATGCCGTTCCAATTCAGAAGACAGTTCACGTGGGAACGCGTCTGGCAAACTAAGTCCCAAACTACACACCCCACTGTCTTCTTCTTGAGACCACGATTCTGAAATCACGTCTTTCAGAGCATTGACGAAGTACAATGCAGAAGAATCAAAGTGTTTCTTTAGGAAGTCTGCGTCATCTTGCAAAATACCCACTCGTTCATACTCTGAAGACTTGGCACCAATATAAGCGGAACTTTCGCTTACCTCATCCAAGACCCTAGAAGGGTTTATACGTATTCTGTACTCTTTCATATAACCTAGGTTTTAATATCCTAAACCCCATCTCCTTCGCCACTCTTCATTCCTCAAGCTAATAGTATCCGCTTCCCACAACGGAACATCTGCATGCTCCATCCAATCGAGTAATACGGCAGCCCTAGGAACTCCTGTATAAAGCCCTTTGTCTTGCGCACTATCGCTGTAATAGATATTTTTGCGCTCTACGATATACCCTTCATCATATCGCACGATTTCAATACCATAGACAGGTTCTTCACGTAGTGTCGTCGGATAGGTGCAATACTCTTCTCGTCGTGGTATTTGACGTCTTGAACAGTACCATCCATGCAACACCACAGCACGGTGACCATTATCGTCTATGACAGGGAGACCCACAGTTTCGTACAACTTTTCAGGAGAGAGCATCTTCCACCCATTCTCTTCCTCAGGCTCTTGAACAGTATTGGGGTCAAACTCGAAAGCACGACCGTCATAGACATCATCAGGCAAACTGTTATTAGATAGTTTGTATTTTTTCTCACTCCTACCAGAGCCATTTGAAAGAACCGAATACCCCTCGTGGAAAATTGCGCCATACCCCAACTTAATAGAATGAGAATTTGCAAAACGCTCATACATCGTATCCGAGGTTAGCAGATTCCCATCTCCATCATACTTTCCATAGTCGAAGTCTCTACTGGGGAAGTCCGTAGCGTGGTTGTCCACATAAACACGGGAGTTTAAGTCTTTATTTATTTCACCAACTACCCATCTCACTAAAGATTGCACCGTAGTCTTTTCGGTCAAACGAATAAGGGAGAGAGACTGCCAACTGTGAGGAACACTCTTAGAGTTATTAAACAGCATTCCATTAGGACCTAAGTCATACAACGGTTCGCCAGTATTGCCATCTTGGAATCGAAGAACAGGAACAGAACTAACTACCACCTTTTTCTTTTGCCCCTTCTCGTCAAGTTCACCCGTTTCTCTTTCATCCTTTTCGTAACCTATCACGATACTCGGATGTTTCATACCTTTGCCGAATATAGAAAAATTACTTCCACTCGCCTCTATGCGCTCCTCGCCAACCACATCCGTCGTAAGATGCCGAACTACTGCGTTCTCGATGAAAGTCTTTTTCGCAAAAAACAGCTTCGTAGCCGTAAACTCTCTTTGTTCGCCTTCTCTCCATATTCGCGGAGCTTTATCTGGAGAATTGTTCGCGTCTGAAGTGTGAGAAACAAGGCATTCATAATATTTACCTTTGTAAGAAACTATATCATGATACAAATCACCTGCGCGACCTGCCATATAATTCGACAACACACGCCAGTCACCATAGCGCGCTGTCACACCATAACTCCTAGAACTCGCTACATAGGGCGTAGCAACAATGCCTACCTCTAATTTAGGCATACAAATATGAACTTCACGCTCTCTACGATACTCAAGGGGGAACACACGGAACAACAGATTTCTAATGTCATTCCCAGCCAATGAACCAGTCTTAAAGGTTAGTGTAAAGAACTGCCAATCGCGAGTGAGCTGCCAGTCTACATAGCCATCCCCAGAGAGCTTTACGAAATTACCATTAACAATCGCTTTTTCACTAGGGTTTATAAGATTCGGATAAAGATAGGTTGTCAAGTGCATTTCGCTGTAATCATACCCAGTTCCTTTTGCCCAAAAACTAAGAGTATACCACGAGTTCTTTTCGATTCGAGAAAACAGCCCATTAGAGGAGAATAATTCCTGTTGCAGTATTTCGCAATAGTACACACGTGACGATGGCTCTGCAATCATAGACGAGTAGTAATTCTGCCCCTTAAATTGCTTTCTACCATTAAATGCCCCCTGAACTCCTATCAACTTAGGCTTATCTGTAAGGATAGGTTTTACATTAGGTTTATCCGTAGTGCCAGGCTTTTCATTAGGGTTGTCTGTAGAGGTCGGGTTTTCCTCCTTGATAGCATAAACAGACTGAACGCTCCATGCCCCCATTTGGCTGTCGCTTAGAAAATCTGTATCATCCAACAAATTGCGGTTAACTCCAGATTGATAAGCCCCAATCAACTCACACGGAGAATTTTGAGTAGTGCCATCGGAGAAATAGGTCTTACTATATCGCCAAGCATAGGGATATGCTTCAGTAGGAGCATGGAATTTCTCTCGATACCAAGCGCGCCCATCAGAAGTTATAGCGCCAGCCGTCAACCCCTCAGACATCCGAGTGGTCACATAGTAAATCTCTATACGCTCTATTCCACGAGCAGCACGAACGACTTGTATATTTCGAGAAGATGAAAGTCCCATATTATTCTTTTTCTGCAATGATATTCAACACCATATCACCACCCGATTGCTGTGCATGAGAAAGCAGTACTTCAAAACTCTTAGAACGCCTTGTGAAGTCTGTGTCTGAAATAGTGTCGTCCGCTTTGTTTAGAGGATTGCCCGAGCCATCCATCAGCAAGAAACGAAACGTATAACCTGGCACACCAGACGTGCTACCGCGGGTCACCACTTTGGGACTATAGACTATCTTTTGCTTTGTAGGGTCTGCAAGATCAATAACCTCATCGCGATTGGGATTGCAAACAATCTCGTAAGGGTCGCTCACATCAAGCACCATCTCTACATCGCTTCCAATAAAACTGCTGCCTTTGTGTACCAACACACGAAACATGCCCTGCGTCTCCACGTCTGTATCTCGCACGTCAATTTCCTTGGACTTGCTATTCTGCAGACCATTAAAGGCTTCCCAACCATTTGCCGTAACGCGTTGCCAAGTATAGGTAAAATCGTTGTCCTTAACTTCTACACCTTGCTTGTAAACGACTGCGCGCAAACGGCACGTCTCTCCTTTTGAAGCAATAAGGTAATTTCCTAAATTGCCAGGAGCAATCACAACTTTGTAGGATGCGCCAGTATAGGGGGTGATAGGAATTGTGTAAGTCGCTTGCACCACATCCGCGTGAGTGCCAACCACCACACGCGCTTTCATTGTGATAGAGATACTCGCACGTCCGCTAATAGGAACGAGATTCTTCAGAATCCGCAATCCGATGACACGCTTGTGCTGTTCGTTCTCCTCTTCCACGATTTGGAATGCACCACTCACACTGTTGTCTAAGATGACATTCCCCACCAATCCCGAGGAAATAAGGTTGCTTCCAAATTGGATTTTCTGACCATTGAAGAAAAATTCTGTATCATTTCGAGAAATAGAAATCACACCTTCAGAAGCGCGAGAGGAAGTCACAATGAGCATTAACTTTGGCTTGTCCTCCTGCTGCAGGTTCGACGCTTCAAAGTTGGGATAGCAAGCATCGCCATCGTATTCTTGAAACACATCACCAGATGGCGAATAGATGAAACAAGTGAAAGTTGCACCGCGGTCTATCACCTTAATCGTTCTTGATGCACTCGCTGTAGCCATTATCGTCCCTCCTCGTTTTTGTGTTCGTTTGCGTTCTCTCCACCTTCAGTCACTTCGTGCGATACTGTGTCGGGATGCCCATCCGCAGAAGTCGCTGATGTATTAGGCTGAGAAGCAGCACTAACATTCACCTTGGGCAAAGCACGACTGCTAGCCCCCACACGTTCTTCGCGCGCCTCTTGAGGATTGAGCACCAAACCGCCCAGCGCCCCCACAACTCTGCGAAGTTCCTCCTCCTCCATCGAGGGACAATCTCCTCGCAAGTCTTCCTGCCAAAGCAAGTAACAACCGTCAGAAGTCGTATTCCTCAGTTCGCAGAGATTGCGTTTCTCCGCTTCCATCTTCGATACTTTGATGTAAAAAGCCATGTTCTATTCGTTTTAATCTGTTGCGCCTTTATCTCTCCAGTCTAAGCGGAGGTTGCCACCGTATATTGGGTCAATGAAATTCGTAGGTATTGTTGGAGTAGAGGTATGTTCATCGTGCAATTCCCAAGTCGCACCTCCATCTGCCGTGCCGCGCTGTGTCCACCAGTCAAAAGACAACACCCTGTCAGGGTTCGGCACAACGCCAGACGTATCCTCCACCACTGCCCGAGGATTCAAATAGTATTGTTGCCTGCTGACGTTAGTTGGGACCGCAGTAAAGTAAGGGTCTTTCAAAAATGGGATTCTACGAGTGATACTGAAAATTCTATCAGTCCAAACTGAAGTGCCCTTCTTTCGACAGCGACATCTAATTGTTATCACCTTCGTCACCTTAGACCGATGAACACTAAGCACACCCTCTGCAGATAAAGCAACAACCCCTCTTTTCACGGACGAGTGGTTCCATTCCACAAAAATAGGAGCGTCATCCATTCTCGCCCCTGCGATTTGCACTTCCCACTTAGTTTCTAAGTCTGACTGGTTCATAGTTTGACCACTCACCACCAAAGTAGGATGAACTTCCACAGCGGGTTCATCTCTCAGCGGGTTATAAAAAGACTGAGGAGCGATGTCTAAAAGAAGGGTTGGAGGGGCAGCAGCTGCGTTTCGGCATCTCACCACGTGAGAAATTTGCACGTGGTGAACATCAAGCGTTCTTTTGTCTACATGATCTGCCTCGAATACAAGCGTCAGCGCGCTCTCGGGCATTGCATTTTGCATCACCTTCAGACGACCAGCATTCTCACCGCCTGCCTTCTCCCAACTAAAATAAGCGTCTCCACTAGAGGGAATCTCGCGTTTGCGACCTCCCACCTCTACAAGCGTCCACTTCAGGTTGGTCAAGCGCGACAAAGCATTTCCACTCACATCGCCCTCTTGGTCGCTCACATTGACATAAGGCGACAACACAAGCGGAGCAAGGGTGTAATCAGGAGTGTGCACCGCACCATCATAGAGTTGTTGGTCGGTCACACTGCTCGTCACCACAATTCCCTCACGGAAGGAAAAAGGCTTTCTTATTATGTCAAAATGTTGTACAGCCATACTTCTAGTATTGGAAACTCACGTTTCTTAATTGGGGCTTTTCTTCGCTGCCCATATCCACTCGCACTGTTGCAGTGAACCTTATCAGCTGTGGCATCTGACCATCTTCCAAATCCAAGTCTTCGATGCCCAGCGTTATGGATTTCCCTGCGTGTTGATTCCGCGCATTCCACACCGCATCGCTCGCTTCTCGCGCTCCAGTGGTCGAACTCTCCGAATAGCGCGACCAGCGAATAGCACCTTGCGGAAGCTCATCCACAATCTCTCTACCATACAACCGAACTGTAAGCGTGAGCCGTGCTTCAAAGTGGTCCAAATCATAGAGTTGCTCCTTTTCCTCAAATCCCACCTCCAAGCGCGCATCACCCTCTATCATCAGCCAGTCTGGAGAGTTCCACTTCGGCTCAGTTCGCGTACCCGTCTTCATGCACCGCCACCGACAACCATAGTGCCACACGTCCGATGTTTCCAGCACACCACTATCGGGGTTCATCGCGGCGTGGTAATACAGCGCATCTTTCCGCCAAGCCCCTCGATCAACTATCGAAACAATAGGTCTTCCATAGGCATCAGTGTTCACTAAATGCACCTGCGCAGCCCCCACCGCACCAAACACCGTGAGATTGCCACGTATCACCACATCGCCACCCACCTCGCTCGGGAAGTCTTTCCGACCATCCAAGCATTCGCAGGGCTTATCTATAGGGCACGTGTCAGCCATCTTCTAAAATTTATGATAGTTGTACTTCTTCTGGCGCAGCAACACCGGGTGGAATTGCTGCAGGACGGGAGCGGATAGGATTAAGCCCTCCGCCCATCAAGGCATTCGCGCTCAATGAAAGAGCCTCCGCTTCGTTCGCCTGACCCAGCTTTTGACAAGACAAAGAGGCAGTCATGTAGATTAAAGCGTGCTTAAGCCTATAGGGGAAGTCTAAGGTACAATCATCTTCTGCCCCTTGCAAGCGGGGCATGCCCACATAACGCGCATCTGCCACACTGCCGTTAGAGGTAAAGTATTCCACGCACATACCATCTTCGCAAGGCACAATAGCCACAATAGGTCGATGAGGATTCCCCCTCACCCCTGCCCATCTGCTAAACTGCTGTGGATAGAGCGCATCATCGGGGGTAATATAATCTGTCACACCATAGTCCCAATCTGACATTTTGAAATACAGAAAACGGAGATAGTCCGTGGGGAGCTGAACGCGACCCACTCCACGCTCCATCCTTGACACAGCAGCGCCTAAAAACGACTTTCCGCCCTCCAAATATCGCACATCGGTACGAGATAGGACAAGCTGCGCAGCCGCCTCCACTTGGTGACGTATCACCTCGTCTAACGTCAAAGTGTTCACCTCACGCAGAAACTGAAGACCATCGTCAGTCACGTTTTCATCCATCGCCACGCGCACATCGCGGACAAGTTGCTTTAGGCTCAACTGCATCTCTATTCTTTTTTACTGAATTTCAAACACCACCCCTGCGTCAGCAAGTGCCTTTTCCAAAGCCGCACGACTGCGCACAGACGAAGCAGCAACACCCAGCTTTTCAACAGCGTATTCTCGTGCATCGTCTACAGAGGGGAAACTCATTTTCATTGCCAACTTGGGCTGAGCTTCTTCTTGAGCTTCCGATGCTTGCTCTTCACTTTCGGCAAAAGAAGACACAGAGCTGTCGTTCTCTTCCTCCTCAAGAACAACCTCATCGAGAAGCACAATTCGACCCTCCTTGAAGTAACTGGACTGCTCAATGATAGTTTGGTTGAACTTGCTATCGGTTCTATATTCCGCAGGAGATGCGCCAAATGCGCTTTGAGAACCGTGGTCGAAGTGCAGATGCAAGCGAACGCCACTATCGCCAAGGCAAACATTCCATTCTAGGAGACCTGGGGCTCCATATACTTTTAATGATTTCATATAAACGATTTAATATAGCCGCGAGTCCCCCGAATATATCACGATGAACTCGCGGCTGTCAATGTCATTAGTTCTACTCAAGGAAAGCCTACACTAACCTTGGAAATCACCTCTGACTTCCTTCCACACAGTGCCAGTCCACTGCCACATCTGACCTTCAGCTGCGGTAGCGTTGATTTCTGCAACGGGCTGTTGGAGGTAGTAAATGCGACCTACAACAAGGTCTTTACCCTTAGGAGCTGTGCTATCGCGCCAGATGTCGATATTCTGGACTCCATCCATAGGAGTTGTCACGCCTTCTCCATCAACCCAGATATGACAATTACCCTTCAGGGCAACAGCATCCCAGACAATCACGCCACTACGCTTTGCTTCTTCGCCTTCAATGTTTTCATCGAAACTCTTTTCACTAGTGCGAACGTAACGAACCAAGTGGTCAAGGCTGATCAAAGCACCACTATTGGACCAACCAAGCTCATCAAGAACTGGTTCATACTTCAAATCGATGTCACCAAACACTGTTTGAATAGAAGTAACCTTCCATCCAGCCTTATGTTCCTTTGTGGAGATTTTTACCTCAGGATGCTTTGAGTAGTCGATGCATTGAATGCTTTCCAGCAAATTCTTACCCACGAGGGCAATACAAGACTCTGGCTTATCATTTCCTGTGTAGAACATTTTAGCAAGCGCAATAAAGTCCTCAATCGTCCACTTGCCTACGTGGCGCAATTCACGCTTCATTTGCCAACGAATTCCTTCCGTAGTGTACAAAATCTGCATACCAACCTTAGGGGTGTCCACTTTGATTTTTCCAGCGCGACCCGCCCAGAAGGTGCGATTTCCCTTGCGTTTGAAATTAAGGATAGCTTGCTCTGCAATCAATGCCTTTGTGAAAGGGATGCGCTTCTTCTGTGCTTCGTAATAGTCTGAAATAATATTGTTGAACCCACGCTTTTGCAGATAGACATTGGTAGGAGCAGGAAGGAACAAGTCAGGATCTACTTCCTTCTGAGTTTCGTAAAGCGCAGTGCTTAACAAGTAGGCTTTCGCTCCTGCAGGAATTTCTGGAACAGTACTAATCTCGTCGCTAGGATTAGTCTTCTTGCCGTTCATCGCATGAACAATGGGGTTACCAGTTTCATCTGAAATACCCTTAACAAGAAGCATCAAAGGGTAACCAGGAGTTCTGGTTCTACCGTCAGGAGCATATCCTGCGACACTGGGGACGAGAAGCGTAGAATAAGGACGAGCAAAGTTTGCATCTCTAGCTTCAAGAGGAAGGGTTACTTGTGCGGCTGAACTCTCCTCCAACTTCGTCTTCACAGTGAGGAACGGACGTTGGTCGTCAATCATGTAATGTTCCACCTCTGGAGAGGATACTGGAACATTCTTTGCAGTCAGAGCCAAGTCATACAAGTGTGTAGAAGAGTAAAACTTAAGTAGATTTTGGTCAATGTCACGTTCGACAAAATGACCAGCGCCAATTCCGCCAGTGGCTTCCGCTGCACCACTTACGGTTGTCGCTTGTCCGGGAACTTGAGTGTTCAAGCCCACCGAACCAGGCTGAGTTGTCAATGTCTTATCTGTTACATTGACGCTAATGTTGTCTGCCATTCTCTATATATTTTCAATTAAACAAATCCCAAACTATCGAGCCATCGCTGCTTGGCTAAAAATATCGTTTACAGGTCCAGCGTTCATCGAGCCTGCGCTTTTGCCACCAAGTACGGGAACACCATCGCCAGCATCTCGCTGACGTAGCTTCTCTGTGATTTTTGTGTTTTTCCCTCGAACCTCCCCTTCGTAATCAGCCGCTGCCACATCTGCGTCGTAGTCAATAGCCTTCAAAACCATTTCTAAACTCTCACGAGTGAAAATACCCATGATAGCATCGTTGGCAATCTTGATGATTAACTTGAGGGCTTCGTCCGCTTTTTCATCTGTAAGTCCAAGCTCTTCTTGTACTTTATCAAGTTCTGTGAGGGATGCCGAAAGGTTTTCTTGATATTGTTCCTCTAGCTCTTTCTCCTTCGTTACACGCTCCAAGTATTCCTTTTGTGCTACAGCAAGTTGTTCCTGCTTTTCAGGGTCTTGTAATGCTTCCTGCAACTCTGGTCCAAAACGCTTCACCAACGTTACAACGGGGTCGCCACCGTCCATCCAGTCTACCATCATAGCAGCCGCCTGAGGGTGGGAGTTGAACATTGAGGTCATCTTCCCTTCTCTTTCGCGCATTGTGGAGTTCTCGGTCTCCAAGGCATCCATGTCATCTGAGAATTGACCATATCTAGTGTCCTCATCTTCAAAGTCGATGTCTGGATGCTTCTCTTTCATTCGCGACAAGAAAGCCTCGCGCTTGCTCATCGCAGGGGTTTTATTATCTCCCATCTGTTTCTGTATTGGGTTCTATAAGTTCTACATACGCGAAAATAACCCACGCACGCGCTAAACTGCGCATAAATGTTTATCGACAAAAAACACTTCACGAATTTCACAATCCATGAAGTGTCAAACCTTTTCATACGTAAATCAAATAATAACACCCTACGAAGATAGTCGATAATCCTATCTTGCAGGGCGTAAATCTTAACTAGGAGGAAGTTGAGACAACTCCAACAACGTGTCTTCTATTGTTTTTTGAGCATTCTCGCTCACGTCTATTGTGGTGGCTTGCAGCTTGGGGATGGCATATTGCATCAATTTCTCAGCCACCATCAAGCGATCTTTGGGCTCGAGTGTGAGAAAGTCACTGCTCATCTTGCCGCTACCGCTATATTCATCGAGCAAGCCCTTGATGGTGGCGCGCATGTCTGCCGTCACCTTGTTGGGAGTGCCCTTGGCTCGCCCTCCATATCGCTTACCTTTTTTTGTTTCTGGCATAGTCGTAGTTTTGCTTTGTGTGAGTAGCGGAGAAGGGAGGGTAAACCCTCCTCTCCACTCGTCACTAGTTATTTAATGGCGCGCACATCGTTGATGGCATCTTCCATCACTTGCTGCATTTCGGACTCCAGAGCCTTCACCTCTTCGGGGGTTGTGGCTTCCTTGAGGTCGTTGCGCAGGCTGTTCACCTCGCTTACGGCTTCATCCATCACCTCATAGCGCTTATATTCCGCGCTGTTTTGGGTGAAATCCACTCTTCGCGCCACGCTCTCGGGGTCGTTCTTTCCGTCGGCTTCCTCTCTCTCATAGCCCAGCACGCGCACCTTGGTCTTCTCATACTCGTCTTTGAGCGCATAGAAGTTGCGCTTCACAGCGGAGGTGTGTGTGACGCCACCGCTCGTGCTGAAAAAGTCTTTGAGGAAGGGGATGTGGCGCGTGTCGAGTTCTTCGCCTAGTATCAAGTTGGCGGTCGTTTCGTAGGTGTTGCCCACCAGCGTGCCGACACCGCTCAAGAGTCCGAGCGCGATGTGTTCAAACTGGCTCGGATTGAGATTGACAAATCCTGGGGTGTATTCATCGCCCCCCGTCCAGTCGCTCAACTTCTCGCTTATATAGACCGACACTGGGCTTGTGTGATTGTTGGCGCGTCTATATTCAGACCAATTCTCATTGACATTTTCATTGACAATGGGACGCCCAGTCCAGTCTTTGTTGGCGATGTTCTCCGCAAGGGGACGCAGAGAACTAGGCACAACGTTCAACCACCAGTCTTGCTCGCTCGACCCCATGCTAAGCGGCATCAAGTCCAGAGCGAGGTTAAAGAGACTTCTCGTCATTGACGTGTAGTCGCCCTTGGGATAGAAGAGCCGCTCGCTCAGCAAACCGCCCAAGGCATAAGCACTGCGCAAACCAAAACCGAGAGGGATTTTCACCCAACCCACCTTAGGCACAAAGAGACAGAGGCTGTTTCTGCGTGCCGTTTCTGGAAGGTCTTGATAGTGGTCGTCGTCGCCACCAAAGAGACCGGCAAGCAAATTATTGATAAGCGGCATTGCAAAGCCCAGAGCCACCCACTTAGCCACGAAGCGAGCAATGAAACGCTTCGGATTGTTCTTGGCAAGCTGCCACTGGTTGTGGAAACCCTGAACGTTAGCATTGGTGAAGATGACGAAGTTCTTAAAGAACGAAGCCGTCTCACCCGACATTCTCAACCATCGTCCATCGTCCTTGCGAATAGCCTTGCTGCCTGCCCCCTTCTTGTTGAAGTTTGTGGTGATTTCCTTGGCGTCCCACACAGAGCGCGCCACGCTGCGTCCCAATTCTCGGCTGGTGCGATAAGTGGCAAAGCGCGTGATAGCTTCACTGACAGGACCAAAGAGGTCTACATATTTCGTCACAAGTTTTGCCACCTTTGCATAGTGAAACTTGCCACGCTGCATCTCTTTCGCAATGTCGGCAATCTCACCTTTATACTCCTCGGGGTTCAACAATCGCGTCACACCAGTTGCGCCACCGTTCATCATAAATTCGTAGAACATTCGGTCTTGCGCATCGTTCATGTTAAGAGTTCCACTGTTGTAGCGTGCCGTCAAACCTACGACTTGCCCTACTGCCGAAATCCAATTCTTCTGCAAGCGACCCACATATTGAGGGTCAGTCGCCCCATCCTTCACTCGAGCGGCTTCCATGGCATAGAAGCGGTCGCGAATCAAGTTTCGGAAGATGAACTCAGGATTTCGTTGGGTAGCCATTTGCGCAAGGAAGTTATTAAGATTGCGTAGTCGCTTCAAGAAATCATTGGAGATAGCATCGGGATTAAAGCGTCCATTTACGGCTTGCGCCACACGTGGGTCGCCATTCACCGTGAGCAACTTGTCACGTCCTAAGACCTTCACCAACACTTGATGTTCGCCAAGGTTACTTCCCAACACGCGATAAGGCACATCGGGATGCTCTCTCAAACGGAGATAGTTGTCTGGTTCTTGCTTTACTAGCTCCTGCATGCGCTCTTCAAAGGCGCGTGTTTCTTCTGCAATCTGTTCGGGACTAGCATTAGGAGAATGCGTAGGCGTCATCATCTCCCACTCATCGGTCACCTCGTTATGGTGCAAATAGATTTCTCCCATTGAAACCAAATCGTTAGGGTGATCCATCACCATGCGATAAAAATGCTGCTTCATCAAGTTGCGATTGCCCTGCACAACGCTGCGCTCCGCCATGCTGCCTATATGAGCAATAGGACTGTCGGCTTTGCTCTTACGACCATCAGCCCCTTTCAGCACAGCCCCCATGCCGTTTCCATTGCGCTGATCTACATAGTCGTAAACTTCATCGCTCGTTTCCTCGGCAAAGCCACGCAAAGGCACATACCACTGAAACATTGTCGTCATCTGCGAATAAGCCGCAGGGGTCAAAAGTCCACTCTTATAGAGTTTTTCCACACTTTCACGAGTGGCTTTATTCACCTTATCCCACAACGCAGACAACTCAGCACCTGCCGCATCCTCGGCTTCTTTCACCAATTGCAAGGCTGCATTTTCTACGTCTTTGAGTTCGGTCAGCTCTTCGGTGGTCATAGACGTCAAGCCAGAGTAGTCTTTCTCTCTATTCTTCAAATACTCTTCACCTGCATAGTGCGCACGGATAGCATCGTCCACTTGCAAGAATTCTTCAAAGCTACGCTTGCCTTCCTGCAACAATCTGCGGTTTTCTCTGTTTCCTGCGTCTTCGTTGTAAGCTCTCCACACGCTACTTGCTTCACTCGGGTTCTTCCATTGAGCATCAATCGCGTCACGCATAGCAAGCACGCGGTTTCGCTCAAGTCCATGTTTGAGCATGAGATAGTTGTCCACCGCATTGCGTTGTTTTTCCTCTGCGTCCATTTTGTCGAACTCGCGCAAATGAGCATCCATCGCATTGAGTTTGTCTGTCAGTTCTTGTGGCAAAGCCTTTGATGCTGCTATTTGTGCTGCTACAATAGGTTTGAAGTAGTCACGAGTATAAGCTTTCATTTCCTCTTCGTTCATACTCGACATTCGGTTCTCTGCCCAATAGGCATTCTCCCACTCTTCGATTTTCACGCCTTTCTTCTCGAGTTGTTCTTGCAGCGTCTTAAGTGCAAGCATACTGTCTTGCCACTGTTCTTGCATCTTGTACTTCCAGTCTTTCACCGCCTTTTCATAACCTTCGCGCACTTCTACTCGGAGTTCATCCACCGACCTTTGCATTTCCTCACGTGTATCATTGTCGATGCGTTGTTCGCGGATTGTCGGAGCTTCATACGCACTTGAGTCTATGTTTCGTGGATTCACACCGTTCAGCAAGTCTGCTAACACCTTGTCTGCCACTTCTTCAGCATTAGTGAAGTGCAAGCCCAAGAAGTCTGCGACACCCTTCCAAAAGCGTTTCAAGGCTTGGCGAACATTGTCAAACACACTCGCCACCTTAGCTTTGTCAAACACACCGTCTGCTTCAGACATCGCCTTTTCTCTCGCTTCAGCCAAGCGTCTCGCTCCGTGTCTGCCAGAGAATTGAGCCAATACTTCATCGGCTAGTGCGTCTTCATCATCTGCCAACTCGGGATACAGACGTTTCGTTTCCTCCCAAATTGGAGTGCCACGAAGCAAATCTTTTACATTTTCCCATTCAGCAGGATTCACTTTGCGCAAAGCATCAGCCCACAAGTGCGTGTATTCGTGGATCGCCGTTTCGTCACTCGCCATCTTTGGGTCAAGATAAATGCGACCGCCAACTGCAAAACCGCGTACTTCTCCATGCTGACCACGATAAAAACGTATATCATCATTCCCTTTATCAAAAGCACCCACATTGTCCGTAGCACTCTTGATTTGAGAAGGAGAGAAAACCACTGTCTCTTGTCGAAGGTCACCATTAAAGTACACTCCATCGTATCCCTCGCTCTCCCTTTCCTCACGGAATTCCAAAGAAGCTGAGCGGTCGTTCTGCTCTGAAAGACTTCGATTCTCTTCTTCTGATGCATAGTAAGGTTCACGAATATTCAAGAACACACTCATCTTTTTCTCACCGTAGCTTTGCCCTTCAGATGGTTCACCGTAGAAATAAAAACCATCACCGAGCCATCCAGCGTCTGTTGAGCTACCATTATATAAAGGATTAAACGCAAAGAAATCGGCATTCGTATTATGATAGAAAACCTTGGGTTCTCCATTCTCATCTTTCATTTGCGATGCTTCCTCTGGGTCATTCTCCCAATCTCCAAACCACTCCTTGAAAGCTTCGGTGCGCACCTGCAACCACTGACGCTCCGTCAAGTTTGTTGGCTCGCCATTGGGCGCAAGCATAAACGTACCATCGGACTGAGCTTTAGTTTTGATGGACTGCATCTCTTCCGTAATAGAATTTTTACGCTGTTGGCGCAAATTTTCCCCAGAAAGCTTGGTTTTTTTTAAGCCATTTATTACATTTGCAGCAAGAGAAAGCTTTTGATTGTCTGAGGCTGCCGCGATTGGTGCGGCTAAGTGCAGATAATTAAGAGCTTTCTCTTCGTCTACATACGTGAATTGTCTCTTGTTTATCCATTCGACCACGCCATTTTTCCCCTTACCAAACACACTACTCACAACATTAAAGTCCACGTCAGCACCTTTGCCAAGGTCAATCGCCACAAGCACATTCCCTTGCTCAGTATGCAATTCTGTAAGGATGGCGCGATTGCCCTCTTGTTTACGATTGTTGAACACAGCAATAGGGTTTGCCACGGCACGTGGCAAATCGCGCAAGGCTACCTTATCAAAGCCGTGCTTCTTGATTTTCTTAAGGAGCTTACTGCCATAAAGCTTCATTGGCATATCCGGCACTCCAGCAGCACGTAACACTTCAGAGGGACGCCCAAGGCTAAATATTATGCGATTAGCATTATCTTCCGAGAAAGCATCTAGCTCATCATTAAACACCGCATTAACACGCTCTATCTCTCGCGCTTCTCTCACCGCATCAGCTTCTATCGTTGCGCCCCTTGCTAAGTCTAACACACGTTGCCCCTCAGCATCGCTCACGCTCACGTCCATGCCAGCATCGCGCATAATATCAACAAGACCATCTCGCAGTTCTATCTGCTCTGGAGATACACCGTCCAAAGCGTTTTCATTAGATACACGCTGCTCTCCCCCCTTAGAATATCGAGCATCTGAGTTTGTTTCATCAAATCGCTTAGACAACGGAATAAGATTACCCTCACTATCGTAAGTAACAGAAAAAGTCTTTCTATTGTTTTCCGTATTGCGATAGGCTTCTGCTTCTCCATTATCATAGCCCCACTCGTTGACGTCATTACCATCCCACCAAACATCCTCAATGGGAACTTCCTGTTCTATGATGCGATAGCCACCATTCCACCCTTCTTGATTCTCACCTTCATACCCCTCGTGTATTTCAGCGTTATCCAGCGCATACAAACGACTGGGGGTAATCCAGTCTCCGTTACGAAACTCACGCTCCTTTACTCCAGGGGGAACACTGCGGTACATTTTGATAGTAATATTCTTCTCGCCAGAACGAGCCTTCCTTAGCGCCTCACGCAAATTTAATATAGATTCGCGTGTCATATCATTAGCACGCCTCAACTCATTATCGCTAAGGCGGAAATCAACCAAAGACCCCACATCTACACCGAGGACTAATTCATCCGCGAGTGTCCAAGCACCTTCATAATCACCCTCGTCATAAGCTTTTTTACGCTCTTCCGCATTTTCGTAATACCCCGAATCAGACGGAGCTTTACCGTTAAATGCACTTTCGCCTTGATAAGGACTATCCAGAGAATACCCTTTGCGCTCCGCTTCCTCTGCAAGCATTCTCTCAGCTGTTTCAATATCACCACGCGCAACAGCATCGGCATAATCTTTATCTCGCGACTCTATAGAGTTCAAAGCTTCACTGTCACTCTCCCTTGCGGATTTAGTGTCGCCTTGTTCTTCTGACACTGTATTATTCGCATGGCTGAGTTCTTTGTCCGATTGTTTTTCCTCTACTGGCTCCAAACGCACCCATCTCGGGAGTATATTTTCATGACGCAGCACGTGTCCAAGAATCTCAGTTGTGATTGTCAGTTTTCCATTGGGACTTATGGCTTCCACCTTCCATGGCTGACCTTTGAAATAAACAGTCTGCCCAACAACTATATCACTTGTTCCAACTCGTTGTTCGCGAATTCGACTCTTCGGTTTCGAGCCAAGGATGTCTTCACCAATAGTATCATCCTTGCGACTCTCAATAATACGCTGCAACTCTGGGTCTTCCTCGCCTTCAGAATAGTAAATTTCATACAAAACAGTGGAAGACGCATTAGGGTGTGCAGCAACAGCGCGAACAACCTCTTCGCGCACCTTAGCTAACTCCTTAGCCTTCTTTACTTGTTTCGCATCATCCTTGTCGTAGTATTCTCCTTCGTATGCGCGCTGCAGCTCCTCCGCTGTTGCGTTCGGATTTCTTACAAGCTCGAGCAACTCTCGTTGAGATTTTGTAAGGTGTGCTTTTCCTTCTTCCTCCTTAGAAGTTCTTCGCTCATCTAGTTCAATCTGGGCTAATTCAGCGAAAGTCTTAACTGCCTTAGTTTCGCCCTTGACACTTGCCCACTTCTCGAGTAATTCATCGGTAACATTGGGGTTGTTAAAGATAGAAGGATTCGACGCAAGTTCTGCTGCACGCTCCAAGTCAGTTCCCTTAAGGTTGGGATGTTTCACCGCATATTCGACCGCAGCTTCCTCTCTATCAGACGTTCTCAGTATCTCCAATAGAAGGTCGGCTGGAGTAGACGGATTTTGCGCAACAGCCGCACGCAAAGCATAATAGCTACCGTAAGGGGACTTTTTTTCTGTAGCAAAGACGCGTAACAAATCAACAGGCGCACTCGGATTCTTTGCCACATCTTCGCCATGGGTTAAAGCTAAAGTACGGAGGTGAGATTCGCTCGTGCTAGGGTTTTGAGCCAATCTTAATCCAAGATCTACGTAATTTCCGTCTTTATCCAAACGACGTCCTTCTTTAATCGCACGCTTATAAAGCTCATCCAAGACAGATTCAGGGGTGTTTTTGTTTTGCGCGATTGCATCCAAAGCGTTATAGAAACGATAGGCACGAGGGTCCTTCATCACAACGTCGTAAAGACGCTGCAAATCTTCTGCTGGAAGATTGCGACGAGCCATCTCCTCCGCCACATCAGTCTGATAAAGGTCGAAATAATTAGCCTCTAATTTGCGGAGCAGCAGATTCAAAACGTCATCCTTTGTGTGCGAATTCCGTATAATAGCCTGCGCCTCAGGGGCTGATATATAGCCAACATCCGTTGCCAAACGCAAATAATGAGAATCAGCTGTTGTTCGAAGGGAATCTATCCACTCTCTTCCACCTCTTGCTTTCGCTTTTACTACTCGTCGCCGTGTTGTTAGCTTGTAGCCAGCTTTGTCTTTTTCTTTTTCATCCTGCAGGCTGCCCCCTCTACTGCTCTCATTTATTCCTTCTTCTTCTTTTAAGGGAGCAGATTCTTCCTCTGCACTCGCGTCCACCTCGATGTCTTCAGCCTTCTCACCCTTCTCAGTACTCTTTTCAGATGGTTTCGCATTCTTATCAGACGGTTTTGCACCTTCCTCCTCCGTGCTTACCCCTTCGTTTCCGCGTCCGCTTGTCGAAACGCTTCCAGAAGGAAGTTTAGTTTCTGTCTTTCCTTCAACTCCTTGTTCGCTCGTGGATTCGCTTGTTCCTGCTTCTGGCTGTTGCTGCTGTTTTGGTTCTGGTTGTTCATTTGTTGCTTGGTTTGAGGGTTCTACTTGATTTGACGGAGCATAGTCTTTGATGTCGGCACCGAGAAGTGCAAGCGTTTCCATGATTAAAGTCTCACGTGAGGGGATGGCATCGCCAAACAAAGACATTTGCCCTTTACCTGCATCTTCTGCGCGCTCGTTGTAACTCTTGAAAATAGACTTAATGAGGGTCGTGCGCTTATCATTGAGGGCATCAGCCAACAAAAGCACCGTTGCATCATCCAAAGTCACATCCGTTGTCGATTCAAATAACTCCGTCTGCTGGACAAAGGTACGAACTTTGTCGCCAAAAGAATAGCCCCCACCCTTGCGAGCGTGGTAAACAAAGTTAATAGCGCGGGATAGCTCATTGCTCAAGCGGAATTCCTCATTAAGACGTTCGTTCTCTACGATGTAAAACAGCGCATTAAGCACAGAAGTACGAAGAGAGCGCACCTCAGAAAGCTGACGAACAACATCGGGATTCCCTTCAAAAGCCTTACCCAACAATACATTCTCTAGCAAATTGCGTCCCTCATCGCTCAACGCATCACCATCAAACAAGTTTGCGCGGTCTTGTTGGGTAATAACACCACTCGTCTCAAGCAAGTTAATAACCTCGCTCACACCAGACATATTGCCGTAAAAATCTGCCAATGTTTCATGCCCATCGGTAACGATACGAAGAATCTTGGCGAAGTCCTCATCAGACACCGCCTTACCCATTTTCACCGCCTTCTCCGTGCGTGATTGCGTTTTTGTTTCTTGCGCATTGAACGCTGCAAAAGTCTCCGTTGTGAGAGGAAGGGGATTATCAGAAACAAACACAACACGTGGATGTTCCAACTTTTCTACCTGATCTGAAGTGAAACCCCACATTTCGGCGTATTCACGAACATAACTGTTATATGCACCATCCGTATTCTCCATCGCAGCCAAATCTCCAGACATCGTGCGACCATTGCCCGAAAGCACAAAACCTTCGGGAGATACCACTACTGGTTGTTGCGTTGCGCGAGCATCATAGTTTCTAGCGATTTCACGCTGCACACGTTGAGCGTCCAAATCTCGTTCGTAGTCTCTATCGTTGAGCGTGTGTCCCTTCTCGTCCGTGGGGAATCCTTCCGACTGCTTAAAGCCGTGGCGTGCATCGTGCGAAGGAACGGCAGCACCGCTTTCCACTAGCACGTAGTGCCCTTTTACACGCAGTCCGTTAGGCGTGATAAATTCGCCTGGACGCCCCACAATCTTTTCTGCATTAGCCCAAGACGGAGCAACCGCCAAGCCATTTTCCGCTTGTTCCTTTGCGCGCTCTGCAGCTTCCGCTTCTCGCTGTTGCTTTGCGTTTTCTTCTTCCTGCATAGCTTGTGCTCCTAGATTTCTGCGATGTTCTTGCACATCCTCCCAGAAACGAACAAGCTCCTCTGCGTGCGCCAAAGCACCAGCATGCGCTGCTTTGCGCTTCTTAAACGCGATTACACTCTCGTTCTTTCTCGGTTTGATTTCGGTCTTTTGCAACTTTGCCAAGTTTCCCTGCGCAGTTGAACGGCTATTCTCTACAATAGCATCAACTTCTTCTGTTTCCAAATCGGGGTCATTGTAAAGGGCATCGTGCGCCATTTGAGGGGTGATACCCTCAATTTCGCCTTTATCAAGGGCTGATTGAACATTTTCGAGAGAAATGTCAGTATCTTCTTGTACACCAGCGGAAGAATGTGTATCTTCGCGGTAAGAAATACTTTGGTTTGAAGCGCTGCCCCCAGTCATTCCGCCTTGTGTGGCTGATGGGGTGGGAACATTTGCAGAGGCGGTCTCTGTAGTAGGAGCTACACTCGCGCCCTCCTCCCAGAGTATTTCTCTTTTTTGCAATCCCTCAATACTTTCATACCCCGAAGTCACAACCCCAAGAAACGAACTGTTGTCTACGTGTGGTGACGGATTTGTATCCTCTGTTTGCACTTCGGGGACAACCAAGGTTACAGCACGGCGACCAGTCTTGTTGCGCCCATTTTCAATGGAAAACACAAACGTTCCCTTTTTATTCCCCTTACGCACGTGGTCAAAACGTTTCATCACGTCTACAACAAACCGCACTGCTTGCTCTGCACTCGTGATAGAAAGTTCTTTGCCGTGTCTTACTACGATATGCTCTATCATAGACTCGGTAAGACGCAAAGGCACATTTGGCAACTCAAGAACATTTAGTACTTTTTCCGGTATTTGAGAAAGATTGATATTCCCTTCTGCATCTGCATAAAACCTTTCACCGCGCGCACTAATAATATCAGAAAGAGCATATTCTTGTTCTTGCTGAGAGCCTTCTTGCGCTTCGTTTTGTGGCGCAGTTTCTTTCTGAGCGACGCGGTTATACGTGGTCACGCCTTCTGCGTTTTCCGCACCATCTATAAAAGCAGGCGCGTAAGATTGCACGGCTGCACGCAAGTCTCCCTCAGAGTGAGGACGAAACTGTTGTCCTGTTTCTACATTTTGCACAATAGGAGCTTCACCCTCTGTAAGTTGCACAACCTCAAATTCTCCATCTTCCGTTGAGAATTTGTCCCCAACATTAAATGCCCCACCGAACACAGTAGATTGTTCCTCATTCTCGTTGACCTCAGGAGTTTCTTTTTCTTCTTCGCTCGTTGATAATCCATCAACTGTGGGAGATTCGGGTTCGCCTTCCTCTACCTCGTTCGCTTGCGCTTCCTCAGCTGCTTTCAGCATCTCTGCGTACTTGCGCTCCTCCATTTCTTGACGAACGTGCCCCGCAAGGGTATTCTTGTACTCATCTACGTCAATAGCGTCTTCTGCATCCGCGATTTCCGAAGGAGAAACCATACGCGTGCGCCCTGCTGCATCAGAAACAATCAGTGTAGGGTCGCTTAGACGCGTACTAACAACGGGCTCTCCCTTGTCATTATACTCGAACGCAAGCCGACCTGAGACAAGAAACGCGTCATCCCGTTTATTCTTTTCCGATGTGAACAATTTGACAGGATGTAGACGACCAGAATCAATGTTTGTTTGTCGGTCTACAATTGCATGATGATAGGCTATTTCGCTATCAATATCATCTTGAGTTCGTTCTACCACGCCCTCATAAGCGGCACGCGTATTGGCGTAATCAAAAGCAGCTTTCTTTTGTTCTTCCGTGTATGTACCCTCCTTGGCTCCTCGAATTTCATTAAGCGTTTCACCTGCGTTTTGAGGAGAAAACTTCTCATTCAATTCTTTTTCAGAAAGCCCGAGAGATTCCATTGCGTGTCCTTCTTGCTCTTCGAGTGTCTTTGCCCACATATAAGCATTGGCAGCTGATGTTTCCTCGTACCCTTGTCGGAAAGCGCTAGACACTACATCATCTCCGTCTAGTTCGTGTTCATCAACACTTTCCGCGCCACTAGGCGCAACCCCTTCAACCATTGCAGATCTTCTAGCATCTTCAGCATTACTACGTTTTTGTTCGAGGGCAAGACGCTTTCCAGCGATAGCACCAAGATTAGCACCACGATAAGCCAATAAGTTTCCAGCATAAAGCATGGCAGCCTTGCGTTCTCTACCGTTGAGAGATTTGTCCTGCATCACGTTGTCATAGAGTGAACGCAACACGTTGTTATTGTCTGTACCGTCCAATTTATCACGCAATGCATTCCACTTCTCCTCATCAGAGAAAGCACCAGCAGCAGCGCGGTCTGCCATCTTCAGACTACGCCCTCTCCTTTTAAGCAGCGAGGGAACATGACCACTAGCAGCGAATGCCCCCATCGCACCCACTGAAAGTGCCATAGTTGCCCAAAGCTCCTTGTGCTTTTGGAAATCCGCAAAATCAGACCATTCCGCATCTCCATCGCCAGCCATTGAGTGACCAGCCCAACCAAGGTATTCTTCGCCAATTTCTTCGGGGATACCTTGAATTTGGAATTTGCTTAGCGTTTTACTTGTAGCTTTGCTAATAGGATTAGCAGCAATACGACCAAAGAAGTCAGTCACACCGCCTAACCCGACCTTCGCCAGTGGCTTTGTGAGCTTAGATGCAACTTTACCAACTCCATAGCTAAGTCCACCACCCATAAATTCTGTGGCATTTTCAATGAGCTGAGAAGTAAATCCGTGCAAAACAGCACCTACTGCGCCCTCTCCGCCTTCAAAGGCGTAAGACCCATCCTCTTGTTGAGCACCATGCCCCACCATACGACCAGTGATGTTTGCAGTCGTTTCACCTGCGCCAGTAGTGGTAGCCACCACAGCACCAGCCGCTGTTGCACCAGCAACCCACTCGATTCCACGCGTTCCCCATCGAATAGCTCCAGCACCCAAAGATTTCATCAACGACCGCTCGACACCTTTTTTGAAAGCCGACTTCATCAAAGCCTTACCTCCAGCATGGACAATTCCGCGGACGCTTTTGCTAGCTGCCGAAGAAAGACCACCAGACGCGGCTATCTCAACAATAAACGGCATCATCTCTGCTGTAACTGAACCCGCCTTTGCACGGAGATTAGCAGAGCGTGAGTACATCGTTGCTGCTTCAGCTTCTTTGGTCTTCGATTCTGCCGCAGAAGACACCAGTGCACTCTTTCTATTTTTGTTTCCAATCAAGGTCAAGTTGTCAGCAACTTCTTGATAACCAAACGTCAGATTATTCCTATTACCGAAGAAGTCTTTAAATCGCCTAAAGAAACCCACGTCTTTACCTTTGAGCATATCTCTCAGCGCATGTAAATCTGTAAGCTCACTCTCCGTAGCCCCCAAACCTGCATTCGCCAAATTCATTTCATTTGTGTGGTCTGTCTCTCGAAGAAAATGTTTAGTATGCTCAATATCAACAGCACCAGCACCAGCACTAGCTGCATTTTGAGAAAATTCTCTCCAAAAGCCATTGTTATTTTCTTCGAGTTTTTTTTGATGCTCGTCTGAGTTTATGATGCTTAGGTATTTCTTTTGTCGCTCCTCCGCATCTTTGATTCTCGCTTCAATACGTTGCAAATACCACGCTTTTGTCTCTGGTGAAAGCTCGTCAATATCTCCATCTCCATTGAGAATTTTGTCGCGATACTCCTTATATCGTTTGTCAGTGCGGTAGAGAAACTCCTCATCACTCTCCATCGTAGGCTGCGAGTTCGCAATTGCCGCTTCACTGTCCTTTGCTTTCGCCTTCTTCTTGTATTCCTCTCTGTTTATTTTGCCTGAGATGTATTGAGTTGCAAAATCCTCATCTTGATTTTCGTTACCATGAGTGCTCGTTGCAGCAGAAGGAATAGGCACAGCTCTTCCGTCTACAGTCTTGTACGCATCTACCATTCTCACCATACTGCCACCTTCGCGCACGTCCGATTCTGGTACGCGATATTTCTTAGGCTTTGTGATAAGACGTTTCGACTTGGGGTCTTCTACGCGCTCTGGCACAAGTTTAGAGCTAACTAGTCTATACCCTTCATCCACCAATACTTCTTGATCACGAAGAAAAGCACCACCACCGCCATCAAGAATCGCAGCAGCGCGTTTGGCTTTATAGTTGGTTCTTTCTAATGGAGAGTTGGGAAACAAGGCTTTACGCTCGGGATTAGAAGTTTGTTTACTTCCAGTAGTTAAAGGAGCTGTCGCACGCATACGCCCGATAAAATCCTCATAACTACTACCCAAGTCAGCACCGTTTTCGGTCATCACATCATAGACCGCCTTGCGCTTTTGGTAGTTGTCCTTTCCGTAGAACCCTTTTTCAAACTCGCCTAAGCTCTGTTGATAACCGAGCTTCTGCATCGCTCCGTAGAGCTTTTTCACCTTATCTCCGTCAAATTCGTATTTACTCATGTTGGATGTTGTCTAGATTTTGAAACCACTTAACGGCTTTGAATTTTTCCCTGCCTTCTTGGCTTGTGGTGCAGCTTTGGGAGCTGCCTTCTTGGACTGGGGTACTTTAGACCTATCTACAACTGCATATCCTTTATTCTCAGTCTTGGTGGTAGTGGTTGATTTTTCCTTATGGTTTTTCTGTGTCTCTTCTGACTGGGTAGTAGTAGAACCATTCTTCCAAGTGCCATTTGCACGCGCATTACGTTCTTGCGCCGTAGCACTCTTCGCATAGTGGATATTGCCTTCGCTATCCTGCCACTCATAGTCACCACCGCCAGAACCACCATTCGCAGCCCTTGTGTTCGCGTTTTGTCGAGCGATAGCATTTCTTGTCGCCCCTTGACCTTCAGCGATGCGATTATGCCGCTTTTGCTCCTCCAATCGAGCCTGCGACAATTCTTTATTGGCACTATTACGCTCCTTGTTGTTGTCGTTGCGCTCTTTTTCATTCTCCAGTCGTCCCTTCTGGTAGTCCATCGCAGCAGCCAATTTCTTTTCGTCAAGTCCCATTTTGCCTTCCATTTGCTCTTTCAGCAATTCAAGTTTAGCATCCGCAGCTTCCTTTGCTTCCTTTTCTTTGCGTTTACCTTTGAGTAACTCATATTGCTTAATCATATAGGCGAGACGTTCTTTGCCGCGTTTATCATTCTCCTCCATGATGCTGTCCCACTTTGCTTTTGCTGCATCGGATAGCTTTTCTTTATGGCTGTACATGTTTGGAGCGCCCTTAGTCGTGTAGTACAGATTCGCCACAGACGCAAGTGCATCGCCAATACCGCCAATAAGTCTATCTCGCTTCGCACGTTTTTCGTCTTCGGGGCTAAGTGGACGTTGCGCCGCGCGCGCCTTTAATTCCTGCAACAATTCATTGTAAGAATGCACCTCTTTAGCTGCGTCTAGTTCATCTTGTGTTACTCCAGACCTCTCCGCTGCTTGCGGTTCTTTATCAATATCGGACTGAGACTCTTTGCTTTGCGCTGCCGTGCCATCTGGGGACGGTTTGTTTGATGTCGTCTCTGTTTTAATCACTGGAGCCGCAGAAGCTGCAGGAGTAGTGGGCTGCCACTCTTTTTTTTCTACGGGCTGCCCCCACGAAACTGGGGAACGGAAAGAGTCACCTTCCAACGGCTTTAGCACCTTGGGACGGTCTGTCGCTGGGGTTTGCGCTTGAAGGGGTTGAGCTCTTGTTTTTTGCGATGCTTGCGCCTGATCAGCGCGTTGCACTGGTTGCTCGACTGGTCTGCGCTGCACATTGTCTGGAGTTACGGCATCTGGGGGAGCAGCCGTAGCGCCCCCCACATTAGCCTTAAATCTGCCTAGTATCCTATCTACAATAGCCATATCCTACTTAATTACACTAGCCAAACCGCTAGCAGCGTTAGAGACACCAGTCACAGCTCCTGCAATGGCTTTCTGTTTTTGTTCTTCGATGCCCTGCAATTGGCTGCTATACGCATCATCACGCGCCATATATTGTCGCTCGATGTTATCTTTGCGAGCATCGCTAGACGTAGCAATACCACTCATCGTAGATGCGATGGCTTGATTGTTATCCTCTCGAGCAGCAGCAAGGGCTTCTTGGGAACCTCCCATCACTGCAGATGCCCCCTCGGCTTGTCGATTGCGTTTGCGAATGCTATCCTCGGTCATCTGCATAAGGCGGACAGCATCCGCGCGTTGCGTGCCATCCTCATTGTATCTGCGATTATACCAATCTTCATTTTTCGCGCGTTGTTCCTCTACCATCGCACGCTGCTTTGCCGCAGAACGCGCAGCAGAGATGCCACCAAATATTGCGCCACCCAATTTCATGGCGCCACCAATTATTTCTCCAATCAT